CTAGCGGAGACGTTGCCTGCTATTCCAGTGGCATCAATCGTGGGGGTCAGTCGCCTGACCTTGTCGCGGTTCAAATCGGACAGGATTGAGCTGGTTCATCGTTACGGGAGGGCAGCTAGGATAGTCGTCCCAGTCGTGGAGGTCCAACAGTGAGCTACCTTGACTATGAAGAGTCAGCACAGGACGGGACCCCCGTCCTGCTCTATGAGTTCATACAGGGAGCTACTACCTGGCGGTTCTGCTCAATCTCTGAAGACATCTCCCGGTCTGGTTCGCTGTGGAGCCCATTGGCCATCCTCCCAGGGAAATTTGTAGCCTCGCAGGATGATCCACGAGCGGCAATCACGATAAAGATCCCGCGAACCTGCGCCTTGGCTATGTCGTTTCTTGGAGTCGTTACGGATTCAGAGACGACCGTGACCATCTTTCGGACGCACTATTCGGATCCGGATCAAGAGGTTGTGACCTACTGGTCAGGGGTAGTCGCCGCTACCCCCGTCGACGGGAATGTGATGGAGCTTAGTTGTGAGTCGCTCCTGTCGACGATACACCAGCAAGGGCTGCAGATTCCCTACTCTAGAACCTGCCCATACGGTTTTGGAACTGTAGGACGTTGCAATGTGGACACAGAGGCGCTGGAGGTCGAGGCTCTAGCTACCGCCTGCGCGGGATCTGCCGTCACCGTTCCGGACGCCGCCGAGATGGACGACCTTACTTGGGGAACGCTTCGAGCTCCCGACGGGAGCGAGCGTATGATTCTGACTCATTCTGGTGCGACGCTGACCCTTATGTGGCCCATTCGGACCTTACCATCTGCCATAGCTGGGACTCCGGGAGGGGCACCAGTCATTCTTACGCCGGGGTGCGACCACTCCTTCACAATGTGCCGAGATCGCTACAACAACGCCGGATGCTACGGAGGGGAGATGGGAATCCCTGCGCAGAATCCAATGGCTGCAATCCTTCCTATTTTGGAGTGACTAATGAACTGGGTACTACTCGGACTTGTCGCCGCAACCCTAATCTACCAGTACTACGCCTCCAACAGGAAGAGGTTCACCCCCCAGGAGTGGGGAGAGGACGTTCCTCAAGCAAACGAGGGAATAGCGGTTCCTGTGCTATTCGGTGAGCGCCAGATTGACAATCCGAACATCATCTATTTTGGCAACACCAAGAGGATCGAAGACAAGAATTTCTCTGGAAATCCTCAGAAATACTACGCTTCCATAGCCTTCGGATTGTGCCATGGGTACGTAGACTCAATTAAGGCATTGTTAGTCGGCGACAAGGTGATATGGGATGCGCAGGTCAGCGGGGGCGAATCTAAGACCGCTTCCGTGACTCACTTCTTTACGGGCGGAAACGCAGATGGGGTCATCGCTACGTTCCTTGTCAAATTCGGGAGAGCGCGAACGACTCCCGACGATGGATCAGCTGCTCATCCTTTGACCGGATTGATGAAGCTGGGATCCAAGGGACCACAGTATCACGGACTGTGCCATGTGGTCTTTGAGAACGCGTACCTCGGCAACGCCCCGCAGCTTCGTCCAATGGGCTTTCGCGCCTCGCGAATAATGACTCGAAATGGTGGGTTGTCTGAGCAGTGGTACCCCTCGAAAGCTCGGATAGTCATGGGGCGTAACAGAACCGACACATGGAAGTATCGTCTCCAGAGCGTTGTGGACGCCACTGATTTCTCCGGAGTGTCGTTTGACGATTCAGAGTGGGATACTGGTCCTGGAGGGTTCGGTAATGCTCCTATAAACAGCGGCGGTGCTGGGAACGAGGTATCTGATACCGGAATCATCGGAACAACATATCGGACTCCTCGTGTAGGGACGTGCGTGAATGGGGGGACAGGGTGCAGCGGAACCTGGCCTAATCTCCTCGTTGCATCCGGGACTAAACTGTGGGTTCGATATGACCTCGGTTCGCTTCCAACGCAGGATATGGGGGTTAGGCTGTGGCACGATGATGAGGCTCGGTTATGGTTCAACGGGACAGAGCTTGACTGCTCCCGAATCGAGTCAGACAAAGACCCTGAATTCTGGCGCTTCAACTCTCGGGCCACCATCCCCGCCGCGCTAATTAACTCCGACGGACCCAACGTGATTGCCTATCGAGTCCAAGATACGGGTGGAGGCGAGATGAAACGCATCTATGCCGGGATTCAAGTCGGACCGAATGTCGACGACCCATGCGCTGTGGTCACCATGAACGGAGCGCATATCATATACGAGGCCCTTACTGATACCAGCGGATTCGGGCGTCGACTGCCTGAGGCTAAGCTAGACGATGGAGCCTTCCGCGCTGCCGCGGATACGCTGTATAACGAGCACCTGGGGTTGTCTTTTCTTTGGAGCAAGCAAGGAAGCGTTCGCGAGCTCATAGATGAGGTTCTTCGACATATCAGCGGAGTACTCTATGAAGATCCGTTTACAGGGAAGATTGTTCTCAAGCTGATTAGGAACGACTATGTGGAAGGAAATCTCACTGTTCTCGGAGAAGACGATGTCCGCACAGTGACAGATGCCTCTCGGCGCCTAATTAGCGAGCTAATCAACACCGTGACCGTGACCTACTCAAAGGCTCCCGAGGGAAAGGCCAATTCGGGATCCACAACGGTTCAGGAGACAGGACTTCTCCGGACAAGGGGGGCGGTCAATCTCGACAAGAGAGAATATCCCTGGGTGGCAGACCATATCACCGCCACCAAGTTGGCGATGCGGGATCTCCGCGTACTGTGCACCCCTACGTGGTCCATGCGAATCCACGCCAACAGGAAAGCGGCGAAGCTCCATCCCGGGCAGGCGTTCAAGCTCGTATGGTCTCCCTTGGACATCAACTCGGTCTTCAGGGTCAATCAACTGGATCGAGGAGACGGGGTAAATGGGGAAGTGGTCCTGTCTGTAACAGAAGACGCTTTCCACACTCCGAGCAGGGTTGTTGCCGTTCCCGCGGCAGTCGGATTCCCGCCAATAGAGCTCGGACCTCTTCCGGGGTCGACTTCAGCGACCAAATACTACCTGAAACGGACCTACGACCCAAACAACTTTGGCCAGGCTGTCTGTGTGTACACCGGATATGAGGGATGTGGGGAGTGGTTCATGTTTGCCGGATTTGAGGAGCTAGAAGATGGCCAGGTCCTACAAGCAACGTCGCTAGGCCCACTGACCTCGAACGCCTTCGACGGAGTTGACCTAGACATGACAGGGCACTACACGTCCTCAATGATTGGGAGGACCATCTTTGCTTGGGCTCCGGAATTGACAAACAACCGGGCCAAATACTGTGGTTGGTGGATCATAGAAGATCTCGGTGGTCACTATGAGGAGGATCAGGAGCAGGAGGGAGTGTGGGTATGGGTCAACACTTACGCCCGGTTCCGAAGACATCCCGGGTTCGCGGAGAGTGGTGCTTTCAAACAAGGGATGACGGTCCAACTCCAGACTGGGAATCAGTGGGGCACTGGATTTCTAACTCTGGAGAGTCCTGCCGTCGTCTTAAACGAGACTGAGCAGGACTGGTCTTATAGCGCCGAACATACTTGGAACACTGCGCGCGTTGCTGTAGACCAGGATCAGCTGACCACAGAGCCTATTTCTTTGGAGACTATCGAGGAGTCTAGGTATGCTACGGGTGCTGACTTCGAAGCCTTCCCGATGCTAGATGGAAGTCCCGCGGTCAAGACTATCCCAGCCGGACCGTGGATCTTTGAGTTTGAGGGGGTCAAGGTCACAGGGCTATTAGCGGGGTACTCTGCCCAATTGGGGATGAAGGTGTGGCGTTCGACCGGATTGCTGTTTGAGTCTGTGGGACCTAACTTAACCTCTACTGAGTTTGAGGCGAAGTCGTGGAAGGCTGACATGCCTCGATATCTCATCTCAGAGGATGAAGAGGTGATATTCATTCCGACGCTTCACTCAGACTCACCTACTCCCATCACGATCACATTCTTTCACGGACCGAACAATGGGACCGCGGTAACTGTCCCGTTTGAGCCCGTAAAGACCGCTCTCCGAGCTCATCATATGCAAGCATCCAGAACCGGGATGGCCAGTGGGGTCATAATCATTCCCGAAGGAGCCGAGACTGCTGAAGTGGACCTTTCTGCTGGAGACGAGATAAAGGGAATCATTCTTCAGGGAGCTAAAGACGGATTCGTCCTGTGGCTGACTATCAATGGTGGGACTAACGAGAATCCCATAAAGCTCAAACATCAGAGCGCTGGACTTCCAGTTGAGGCGGCCAGTCTGTGGTTGGCGAGCACCGACAATGCAGGAAATGAATACGGTGATCTCGAGATCTACTGCGACCGGACCCGACTGGGTGTACAGTACCGAAAGGCTGACAATTCCTTCAGCCTACTTCCTGGAGGATCCATAGGATGAGAATCAGCAACCGAGTAGTCGCCGTCGTCACTGGAGTTTTGTGCTTCCTTATCTTCGGAGCAATGTTCGCGGGAGATGTAGCTGCGCTCTGCGGATACGCGGAGGTGACGTGCACCTTCCCCAAGAAGTTGCGCCCCGACCTGCACCCTGACCACGTTGTGGTCATCAATGACGGGACCTCGAATGTGGCGACATTCACCTTGACGGGAAACGGGACGGTCACCATGACCCTCACCGCGACGGGCGGAACTTCTACATGGACTCATACTCACGCTGTTACTGACATCGTCGGAGCAGCTCCGTCGACGCACACTCATACCCTGACTGAGATCGGAGGAGGCGGGAAGGTGGCAGTAGCGGAAGGGGACGGGATCAACTGGCTTAACCAGAAGATTACAGGGGGAGACGGTCTGTATGTCTCGACTGCGGGATCTCCTCCCAATCAGTCAGTCAAGGTCAGCATGCAGTCTCCTGCTCTCCAACCGGTGGAGTATGTGTTTGCTCCCGGGCTCCAAATGATGCTGGGAACTTTCGACTATCTAGGAAATGGAATATATGAGCGGAACGTGGTTGGAGCTGTGACCGGAACCACGTATGTAGAGGCGGGGATCACAGTTCAGGTCTACGACCGAATAGGGGTTTTGGCTGCTGAGAATGAAAACTACGCGAGCTCCGGAAGACCTCAGAACGGGATTTATACTGTTCTGGAACCTGGGGACGCTACACACAAGTTCCAAATGCAGAGAGCTGGAGACTTGGACGAGATTGCAGAGTTCAAGGAAGGATCTTCTTTCTACGTGACAAGAGGAGACCTATACGGTGGGATGCGAGTTCAGTTTCGCTATACCGGAGCGGCTACCTTAGAGACAGACGACCTTCACTTTCTGTACTATCCAACGTATGTCACCAATGCCGATGTCATCATGATCCCGGACAGCGAGGACAACCTATTCAGTGACTCGGCTCCAGGATTTTGCCCTCAATATGCTCACACCATGGGACAGACGAAGGTCTTGACAGAGGAGGGATGGGCGCGTATCGGCGCATATCATATGGACTTTTCTACGGGTGAACAGTCGGATGCTATGCCAACAACCGGCCATCCCGGACTAGTGAAAACTCTTCCTGATCCACCTACAGGATCGCTATATGCTGACAACGGCGACTGGGCTGATCCTACACTCAGTGTAGCGTCGGGGCATGGATACTGGGAGTATACGACCGTTACAGGGACCGGTACGTCAACCACAACTGCTACGGCGACTGCCACGTCAGTTAGAGTAGGCCTAGCTCCAATACTCCATCTGTCAACTGGCTCTCTATCAATAGTGGCGTCAAGGGTTGCACTGGATAACCACGACGAGGCGGTGTTCTATTTCGACGAAGCTGCTGGATCTACAACGTGGGTCAATTCTGGGGATAGTGCTGGAGACCTGACAACGTACTCGACTAGTGCTCAGTGTGTAGCTAAGACAGCAGGTCTACGGGCTAGCACGGGGGTCTATTCTAATACATCTTGCCAAATCAGGAGCGCTACGAGCAAGTGGGAGTACCAGGCCTTCACAGTGCACTTTTGGCTGATGTTGCTCGGTCCTACCAGTGGCAACACTTACTTCGTGTTCAAGAACTACAATACCGGCAACACGTACAGTGACCCATACTACTCTTTCACGGTAGCCGCTACAGGTGCTCACATTCTCAAGAGTACCGGACCTTCCACCTATGTATCCACTAACCAGCCTGCACTTCCTGCTCTCGGTATGATCCCTATTGGAGAATGGGTGCACATAGCGGTGTCTTGGGATGGCGTAGCCTTGATTTACTATATCAACGCCATTGAAGTCGCCCGGAGCTCAGACCAAAGTGAGTTCTCAATACCGTATGGATCACATGGAGAGTGGTCGATAGGGATGAGACCCTCAGGTACTTCTAATACCGCGTTTGTAATGCAAGACTTACGTATCGCGGATGTCGCTAGGTCCTCTACGTACCTACAAGACTTAGTTAGACGAGGTCACACCATCCAACCGAACAATGTCGTATTCTAAGCATGCGCCACGTAGCTCATACCGGGAAGCTACGGAGGGCATAGTTCAACCGGTGCACTGAACAAAGGAGACAATCTCATGCCAGCAAATCCAGCAACGGGACCAGCGCTCACAGCGCACAGTCAAGCCATCACCCGCGTCGTTTCAGCTACCGACGCGTACAACGCATCTCGCACGGCTCTGGCAGCGGCGCAAACCGCGTATGACGCTGCCGCTGTGGAAATGGAGGCAGCGTATCAGAACCTCGCGGACAAGGGAACAGCGGTGTTGGGGACCGTCGTTCTGGGCACGGGTTTCATCCCGGCCATTGACCGCATCGTCCTGATGCCGCCCCTGGTGTCGTAGCAATACCTTTGTGCTCGCAGCGGAGGTGTTCGCTGCGAGCACAACTTACTTGGAGGTTTGCATGCCTGACTGGAAAACGCTCTCGATGCTCGCTATGGCCCTAGTTGCGGGAGTCGTCGGCTCCCTTCTTCCGGATGCACAGAGGATCTGTGACCTAGTCGCGGGAGGATGTGTGATGTCGGTCTTCCCTGCCGTAAAGACATGGGGAAAAGGCGAGGCTACGCCGCCTCAGTAAATGCCGTAGCATTGCCCCAATCATCGCCCCGGTCACATTCGGCTATGACGGGAATTCTCAGCGGAATCGCCGTTTCCATGACGTGTTTCATCTCCCGAAAGGCCTCATTGCAGGTCCCTGGGTCGCTGAAGTCGAGCTCATCATGGACAGTAAGTCTAGGGACTCCCGTCGCGGCGAAGATCCCAGCCTTGTAGCATTTCCACATGGCGACCTTCAGCAGGTCGGCAGCTGATCCCTGTAGCCTGCGATTGAGGGCGCGATAGGTCTTGGCGCGCTTGATTCTGCCATAGTGTCGGATCGCCTGCTCATAGGGGAGAGGGGTTGACGGAGTTCCGTAATCAGCGGACTCCCACAGGTCAAATCTACTTCGGCGACCGAGAACTGTGGTTATGAAGCCGAGGAGCTCCGCCTCCCGCATGGTCGCTTTCATGGTAGGCTTAGCGAATGGAACTCCCTTGTGGTAGGCAGCGAATAGCTTTCGGGCTTCTGCCAGGTTCATGAACAGAACCTCCGCTGTATGCTCCTCGCCTTGCCCGAATATCAATCCGAAGTTCAGGTTCTTTATTGGACGGCGCCACTTCTTGTGCCCCTCAGGAGTTGAGATGTCCCATCCAGCCTGAGGAGCGACCATCTCTAGCGCCCACTCGTGATAGTCAGTGCTCGGATCGCTTATGTAGCGATAGCGGGCTTCGTCTGAGCCCGGGCCGACTGCGAAGTGGACCAACATCCGGTACTCAATCTGGCTATAGTCGTATTTGCGCCAGTAGGGATGACCTGAATCTGGAATGAATAGCGACCTGATTAGGGGTCCCCAGATGTCGTCCCTAATTGGGATGTTTTGGAGATTCGGGTCACTAGAACTAAGGCGTCCGCTCCTTGTCCCATTGTCGTCGGCTCGCAAAGGGTGAAAAGAACAGTGGACCTTCCCGTTGACGTGAGAGTTTAGGATGTAAGACTCAAGGAAGGTGATCCTGAGCTTGTCGAGCTTTCGGATCTCGTTGATTACTGCCGCCGCGGGGTGCTTCTGAACCTTTAGGAAGTCCTTAGTGAAGCTAGGACGACCCTTCGGGAAATTCTTGGAAGGGGCCGTCATGCCGTAGGACAGTCCCAGCTTGTCGAACATTCGGGCCAAACTGTCGCTGGAGTTGACGTCGACGTCGAATCCGACCATGTGGCGGAGCTTAGCTTTCTGCTCCAATGCCTCGCGGATTAGTTGCTGCTGAAGTTGCTCGGCCCGAGCAACGTTGACAGATACTCCGGCAAACCGCATGTCGACGAGCAGCGGGATGAGCTCGCACTCTACGCGAAACAGATCCACGAGCCCCTGACTAGCGAGGAGAGGGTACTGTTTCTTGACCACGCGCATAGGGAGATCCACGTCTCCTTCCGCGTAGGGGCCCACCAGTCTAGGCGGAGCGCGGTATATGTTCATGCGCTGGTCCTTCTCGCTCCCGCCATAGTAGCGATGGCACCAGTCATAGAGGAGGTTCTTTGCCTTACCTATACCGAGGTACTTGAGCCCCAGCTCGTCTAGGTTGACCTCTGACTGCTCGTCTAACAGCGCCTCGGCGAATTGGACATCTACCAGCTCGCCCTGCACATACACGCCCTCAGCCCTAAGTGTTCCGACGTCGTATATCAGGTTAGCCCCGGTCTTCGGCTGATAGGGGCGGGTCAGGTTGTCGCGGGCCCAGGCTAGCACGTGGTCAGGGTCTAGATTGTACTCTGGCTCGACTTCGTGTCGCATGGGGAAGTACCATCGCGCCCCGTCGTCTGTCCCTACGGCAATTCCACAGATGCTAGACTTCCCTCGTGCCCACCCCGGACCGAAGTCATTGAGCTCAGTATCTTTGACCTCGACGTCAATCGACAGAACCTTGGCCGCTGCTAGATTGGGGAAGTAGGTAGGAGGGCGCCACCCCGTCTCAGGGATTGGCGGCATGACTCTGGCGACGTTACGCCGTCCGCTGGCGACGGCGACATCCTGCCAGAACATTCCTATGGAATCGAATCGGCTCAAGTGTTGATTCCGACTATGGCTCCGCGAAGATTGTCACCAAAGAACAGGCAAGGAGCCGGATACAGCGAGAAGTCCGCGACAGTGGCTACCCTTCTGAGAAGAGAAAGCTGGTCTACGTGAAAGCATCCCCCCGATGATACTCCCTCGACTGCGACGGACGCGCCCCTCGATGGGCTAGCATCTGTGGTCAGCAAGTTGTCGCGGAAGAATATCTGCCCGAGAGGATTGACGAAGGGCTCCAGGTCGTCGACAGCCGAGAAGAACGCATCGGGAAATGCTCGCGGATTCGATTCGCGGTCGAGAATAGGAGATACGTCAGGCCAACTAGTAGGGTGATTCTGCGCCCTGAGCCAGCGCTCCCCCTCGAAGTGGAAGGTCACAGAAGCCTCGCTGACCTGGAGTCGATAGGGGTCTTCTCCTATTCGCAGGAGCTCATTGACGGCGGCAGTCGATAGAACAATCTCGGCTGGGAAGTTGTATCCGAGCCACTTCTCCACGAGGCACACATTGTTGGTGGCGTATGCGCTGGCCCCTCGGAACAAGATTCCTCTCGCCCAAGGGCGACTAGCGTCCTCTGCCATGAACGGAGCCAGGATCTGAATCGTTGACATCAGACCCGGCGATAGTGAGACATCCCGTCCCTCTGGGTAGACCTTAGGGAAGGAGTCGTCCTTCAGACACTCGACGAAGACGCTAAACGAGCCACTCCGAATTGAGAGAGATCCATCTTCCGCTAGACTCAGCTGCGGGACCTCGCTTTCTCCCTGACACCTCTCGTGGATAGCCTCGATGGCCTTTCCGAACATGTCAGCCTTCGGACGAGCGGAGATGTCCAACGCAATTGGAGAGCTAAGTGCTATCCCTCCGTTAAAGCTCCGAACCCGGCCCCCGTCAATGCAGTAGTGGTTGAGAGCAGGATTGAAGTCCTTCTTGGCAACGGCTCCCTTGACGAAATGGAGCGAATCCAGCAGGGTCATGACGACCTCCTAAAACAGGGACATTTGGACGTTAGTGAAGACCGGAGGCTTACTGTTGATAACTAGGTCATTGAGAGCTACGAAGGCGCCGCAGTTGTAGGCCCATCGCGCCAGATAGAAGTCCTGGAGACGCTTTGGGTCGAATCCGAGAGCAACCAGATCCGCAATCAAGGCATCTCGTTGCCCGGGCAGAAGAGTGTCTATGTGCTGCCCGTCGATGCGACGAGCAGGACTGGTACTGGAGACGTACAGACGGAATGGGTCTCCGAATCGAGGGGTCACTATGGCACCGAATGCCGATGCCTGGACCCAGGTCGAGGAGTCTACGGAGTACCACGGGTAGCGCTTTATTGGTTCAATCTTCGTCAAGCCGAAGCCATGGACCTTCAGTCGCGGGCGCCCTGATCCGTCTATCAGGTATCGCTCCCATAGTCGGTCAAGCCACAGGACCATGCCCCCCAAGGTGATGTAGGGGTATCGCGCTATGTACCACTCTAGGTAGCGCTCGTCTTCGCCGTAGTGGAAGCAAGGAAGAGGACGGACCCCTAGCTGCTCCATGGCTTGCTGGTTCTGCCAGGTCTTCAGCGGGTCTCCGATTCCGTCGAGAACTGACGCTAATAGGATCCCATCATCAACCTCTATGATGTCATGGTTTCTCTTGATGAAGTCGCAGTATCCAGGGAGGTCTATCTCCACTCCGCTAGTGAAGGCTGAGAACGCCCCGGAGTCGAGGAACACACGCTCGCGGTCTTCCCGAATGTGGTCAACTAAACGCTGGTTCTGTATGTAGTGATAGCTCTCGAGAATGTGCCGAACACTGTCGCGAGCTATCTTTTCTCGCTCGGTCAGTTGCGCGTATAGTTGGCCGCCCTTGTGAAAGCGCGAGGTGTACAGACCCGCCAGGTACAGCTTCATAGCCCAGCTAGCCGAAGGAATTCCCCTCGAACCGTGGGGTCGACATGTCGCCCCCTGACTGCGCTGGTGCGGGTGGTCACCCCGGGCTTACATACTCCTCGCGACTCCATGCAAAAGTGGCGAGCTTCGATGACCACAGCGACGCCTCGCGCTCCCAGCAGCTCCTCCAGTGCCTCGGCAATCTGGACAGTCAGTCGCTCCTGAACCTGGAGCCTGTGCGCGAATACGTCTACGATCCGACAGACCTTACTGAGCCCGATAATCCTCCGGTCCGGGAGATACCCTACGGCCACGGTCCCGAAGAACGGGGCCAAGTGGTGCTCGCAGTGGGAGAAGAATGGAATCTCTGATAGGACGACCTGCTCGTCGACGTTCTCCGCTCCGTCTCCGAAGGACTTGACGACGTCTCGCGGGCTCTTTCCGTAGCCGCTGGTCCATTCTTCCCATGCTCGGACTGCTCTCGCTGGAGTGTCACGGAGTCCCTCGCGCTCGGGATTCTCTCCGATGAATTGGAGGAGGCGAGTGAACACATCCACGGCGCTTCCTACTGGGTCAGATTCCCAAGGGAATATGATCCATTGTCCGTGATAGGGAGAGGTCTTGTCGGACTTGTCTAGCAGAGGCTCGAACCTCTTTCCCGGGAACCGGTCGGCATAGCGACTGCGGGTAGCTCCGGAATCGACCAGGTCGTCCACAATGACGTCGGCTTGGTCGGGACTGTCGACCATGGTCATGTAGCCCTTCGCAAACTGGCATACTGCCATGGCGACGGGAACTCCTCCTCTTGGGACCCCGTATACGTGGACAGGATTCCTGCGCTCTCCTCCCCCTATCGTTGCCGCCAATTTCTGGATCAAGGTGTCGAGCTCGTCGGCAAGGATCAACCTTTTGTTCATGGTGCCCTCCTGTAGGTCGCCGAACACTTGCGCGTCTCCTCTATTCGGACCTCGACCAGAACTATTGGAGTTCCGGCCAGTCGATTGGGGCCTACTCGCTCGACGAGAAACTCCGCCATGTTCTCCGCCGTCGGATTGAAGGGAACCTTTACCACGAATGGATCGACCGCGCACAAAGCGCTGGCCCGCACGTCGTTCTCCCACACCAGAAAGCGGTGGTCCCAGTAGTGCTCAATCCATTCGCAGAGCGCGGTCTTCAGGACCGAGAAGTCGACGACTCTTCCCAGTGCATCGAGATTCGGTGCCTGACAGGTGAAGTGGATTCGATAATTGTGACCGTGGAGATGGCGACAGCCGCCTTCGTGCCCGGTGACAGTATGACCACAACTGAAGTCGTGGTATCGAGTCACGGAGACCATTAGCCGAGTCCCTTTTCGGTGACGAGCCTCTGGGAGAAGGAACGGACAAGGTCTGGGGAGTAGTTCCTAGTCGACGGGCGGTTCATCAAGCCTCGGGTGACGGCGCGAAGGATCAGCGGGTCAGGAACGTTTGCTTCCTCGAACCCCTTGGCTCGAAGGAGCGTGGCGTGGTCGTGCCCCGTCGGTGGGAACGCACCGTCGTATCCGGTATGAGACCACGCCAGAGCCCCATAGCAGCCGGGAAGGGTGAGGGCCAGCTCCACGGTCTGTTTCTTGGACCTGTCCATGAGCGGCGTAACGATCCGGAGGTGATTGGGCTCTTGCCCCCATGTTCCGAGATTGATGGCTTCTTCCAGTGAGGTGATGAAGGACTGACGGCAGTCCGGATACCCGCCGAAGTCCTCCTGGCTGACGCCGATCCATAGTTGCGTCGCCTTCAGAGCGACGGCGCGATTGGCGGCAATGGTGAGAAATAGCTGATTCCGGAGAGGGACGAAGGTCTTCTCCACTCCTCCGGGAAGGGACCTGTGGTCTGAGTACTGCTCGAGTTTGTTGGTCGAGACGAGGGGCGACGTGCTGAGGAGGATCGGCCCCAGTTTGACGACTTCGTGAGAAGCAATCTTAGCAAGGGCCGCCACCTTGCGGGCGGCATCGATCTCGCGACTGTGACGCTGCGCATAGTCGAAGGTCACAGCATGGACGGTGTGTCCGGCATGCTTGGCGTGATACAGACAGGTAGTAGAGTCTTGTCCACCAGATAGGATCACGAGTACTGTTGCCATTGTTCACTCCAATCCGAGTATCTTGTGCAGTTGCAGGCAGAGCCTGTATCCATGACGAAAACAAGAGGCTAGGGCCGCGGCTAGGTTCGATTGATTGCGGATGTGGTCCCCGGTGTCGACAGGCTGAAGGTACACTTCTGCCTTCCCGTTCTGAGGGCGAGCTGGAGTGCCTGGCATCCCTCCGAAGCACGTGGTCGGGAGACCATCGGGAGCCACTTCTCCTGCCGAGATCAGGTACTTGTAGGCGGTCACGTAGGGCTCCAGTTTTGGATGAATCTTCGGCGCCTTGGGGGAGCACACTACGTGTAGGTTCGACATCCCAAAGTGGAGCGGGAGAAATAGGGTCCCGTTGGTCTCTATCTGGACGTCTAGTCCCTCTGCAAAGCAAAGGGAGTCGACCAGGTTCCCTAGCTCCGGCTGCTGAAATGGCTCTCCGCCAGTAAGAACAACCATGGAGTATCGACGGCGGCTTGTCCTGGCCGTAGGAATAACTGTTCTGACCAGGTCTCTTAGGGAGATTGGCTGGGCTCCGGACTTGAAGTCGGTATCGCACTGTGGGCAAGCAAGGTTGCACGAACCGAATCGGATGAAGACCGCGGGACGCCCTACAAAGGGTCCCTCACCTTGAAGAGTATGAAATATGGACTTGACGAGGAACATTTCAGCTCCAAAGGGTCGAGAAGGTTAGGGGGTGGGGCCGACCCATTGGCCCCACCCCCTCGTGCCGAGAAGCTACTCGTCGTCGGTGCCGCTCTCCTCCTCAACCTCGCCATCCTCGTCGGTGGTCGGCGGGGCGGGGGGCGGCGGGGCGGGGGCCTGGGCGGGGGCCTGGGCGGGGCTCGTTGTCGCGGGGGCCGCCGCAGGGGCCGCCTTCGGTTCGCGGGTCAGACCGTAGTACCGACGCCACTTGCCGTACTGTGTGGCGACGGTGCTGGTGTTGATCCGCTGCTCGGTGGGGAGCTGCTCACCGGAGCAGGCCGCCATGACCTCGCCACGGGTGGCGGGGCGTTTCATCTGGATCGAGATGGCGTCGGCGGAGGCCCAGACACGCCCCGTGGTCGTTCCGTCCTTGGGACGGGTTACCCCGTTCCTCGTGTTGGCCTTCGCTAGCGGCGGTGGCGGGGCAGGGGCAGGGGCAGGGGCAGGGGCAGGGGCAGGGGCAGGGGCCTCCGCGGCGGATGTGGTGGAGGTGGCGGCGGTCTTCTTCTTGCTCATGGTGTCTCCTTTGGTAACGGTGTGAGGTCTACGATAAGCGAGAGGGTCTCCAATTGAACCCCCGAAAGTGGATGGTAGTGGAACATCGTCGGGGGAACGACAGACGACATCAATAGATTGTGGAAGAAGCTCTCGGATCTCGGTCAACATGTTCTCGGGAACTAGGACGCGCATGGGATCCCCCTTACTAGCGAGCGACATGCTTGGATGGCAGAGTTGTAGTCGTGCGGCCTCAATTCTAGCCCTGTAGTGTTCCAATACAGCCGGCACAACTGCTCTAGCGTAAGAGCCGCATAGGTGCGGTTCGTATGAACAGAACCTCGGAGTGTATTGGGACCAGGACGCACAGTGAACACAAGGGCGACGCGGTCCAGATAGATTTTACCGACGCCCGGCACTGGCCACCACCCTTGCTAGAGCCGCATCGGCTAGCCGGCGGTGTCGTTCGCAGAGGTCGTCTCCCTTACACGAGGGTGCCCCGCACTGGACACACGTATCAGAGCGAGGCGGAGCGTCTTTTCCGACGATTACGCGCCCTGATCTCAGTATCTTGACGTGGGAGTACCCCCTAGCACGGAGATACTGGCGATACCGCGCGTCTTCGTCGTCTCCGTCTTCTCCCTCGCGCCTAGGCAAGAATCCGAGCTCGACGCATCCGAAGTTGATGTCACTGGAGACCATGATGTAGGATGCCACGTTACTTCTCCGCGCATCCCCAGGGCCCGGGGCAAGGATCGGGCTCGGTAGACAGGCAGAACCTGTCTCCATTGGCGCTCATGCCCCACTGGGCACAGTCCTCGACACATACCCGGTCCCCGGTCGGAAGCGACACTGTGGCGCAGGCATCGGGCCCCTCTGTGGTCATCGGGTAGGGATCGCAGGCGGCGAGGGCAAGAAGGGCGATGGCGAACATAGCGGTCTTCATCGGTCGTTCCTTTCGCAGAATTGACGGTGCAACGCTTCCATGGCAGCAAGCCAGTGCGGGTCAGCATTAGACTCATCGATGCGACGAGGGGCGGGGGTTCGCGGGAGTGACGGATCCGGGATGCGTGGAAGAGGTTGAGTCCTCTTCATCTCAGAGGGATCTTTGTCGGTCTTCATAGTCTCTATTCTCCCTTGAAAGTGGCTCGATGTCTATCAAGAATCGAGCCACTTTCGAGGGGCCCCAGCGGGGCCCGATGAGCTACTTCGTGGCGCCCTTCTGTGCAGTGAACCATCGCTGGTACTGGGTACGCGCGGTGTGCGTGGCGATCCCGGCGGCGATGCACGCATTGACGACGTCGCGACGGCGCACGTGGGGATTCATCATCCGCATCTGGTCAGCGATTTCCCAGACCAGCTTGGTAGGACTTTCGGCTGTCGACTTCTTGACCACATCCTTGACAGCTGGGGTCGAGGGGGAGGCAGCGACGGAAGAGGCGATGGCGGCTTGCGCGGCGAGCCCGTCGACCGCCGATGCCATAACCTTCGTCATGTCAGCGTCCGGGGAGGGGAGGGTGAGCGCGGCCGGGACTACGGCGGGGAGAGGGTTCGCGCTGTCACGTCCCAGGGTCTTCTTGAGGTCAGCTTTGGTCGCCTGCGCGTCGCTCTTGGCGGCAAGCTTCTTGGCAAGCTTCTTGGCGCTCTCAGCAATGGTCTTGGAGCGGGCGGACTTCGTGGTCGCGGGCTTCTCGGTCTTGCTGCTGGTCTTCTTTGACATGATGGGTCTTCCTTCGTTTGGGTTTCTTCCGGGGATGTTTGGGGCTACTGCAAGTCTCGGCCCAACTTGGCAAGCGGTCTAAGTCCGCGGAATCTCTATGACGCGGGATCGAGGGTGCGTCCGATAGGAGGCAAAAAGTGCGTCCGCTCCTTCGCACCTGCGTCCGCGAGGACCCAAAAGCGCGACTCAGCGGACGCACCCCCAGTGGCGCGTCATACTGATTTCGCGGACTTACGGTAGAACCAAAGTTGGGCCAGAGATTGCAGTAGTTTCCAGACATGATGACCGAACGAAAACTCAGCGAGCGCCGAGGTTCAATAACTCCTCGACAGAGGGAGTACCTTAGTGCACTGTATCGCGAGGCAGTAAAGAACCTCTTTACACTGAGGAGTAGAGAGCTAATTGGTCTGGACATGGCGCATCTGGACACGTCGTCCGCAGCTAGCGCTAGCTCTTACATTGGCATCCTAAAGGCTGCTAAGGAGCGAGGATGGACTCCATGACAACCTGCCCGACCTGCAAGGGAACCGGCCGCAGTACCTACACCTACACCAGCGTTTGCCCCATCTGCCGAGGCACCCGCTACATCCTGATCCGGAGGTAAATCCATGACGACAAAATACATCCTGACCATTGCTGAGATGCGTGACACACTTGCCTACCTCTATGAAAGCGGACTGGTCGCTACTGAGGAACAACGCAAGCATGCTTCCCAGTGTCTGTGTGCAGCTATCCGGATTCTCGAGCAATCGCAAGCTCGTGTTGCGGGGATCCCTAGAAGGGGATCGCGTTAACGTCGAACCATTCCTCGCACCCTGCCACCAGGACCTCCGGTGGCGGGGGAACCTTGTATTTCCGACACTGGAAATAATGTGTTCCATCTGTCTCCCACTCCACACAGTTTAGGCAGCACTGCCACGCCCCAGAAAGGATGAATTCGTGCGCGAGCTTGGCCCTTGATCCAGCTCGCTTTCTTCGGGTGACTTCAGCGAGATCCAGGGCTATGGCGTTGGAGCGTTCTTTTTCGGCTTGACTATTAGCTGAACTCATGGTCTCTCACCTCCGGGAACTTTTTGTTGATCCACACTTTGACCTTGACAGGACGGCGAACCTCGTCTAGGCGCTTGAAGGCGTCCACCACGGACTCGGGAGGCTTCGTCCCAGCGTGCTTTCGCCACCAGTCGTGCGCCCTGTGCAGAGGGTACTGCTCGTGCTCTAGGCATACCCATTCGTGGAAGACCCTGAGCCCGCAGTGATAGCTGACCTTGAGACTGGACCGCCTAGAGTCCTCGCTGGTGTTATCCCCCGCATACTGCCGTTTCCTATGTTCAGTGTAGACCACGTGGTCTACCGAGAAGCTGACTATCTCCGGGACGTCTCGTCGAATGAGCTCGTCAGTCCCTGCCTTCGCCTCGAATCGAGTCACGAGGGGGAACACGAACCCACACACGGGGCAGACCCGAACGCTGGCGTGGCAGTAGGTGAAGCACGCCTCGCAGACCTTGACGGGAGCGGCCCCCCTTCCCTTCCCTCGCTTCTTTGGCTTGACGGGATCGTTGATTGGTCCGAGGCGTCGGGTGTTCCCTGCGAAGTCGAGGACTAGGCAGTTTCTCTTCACACTCGCGGCTATGGCGGCGAGGCGCCCCGACGCTGTGGTCAAGTCAAACCCGTCGACGTACAGAGGACGTGTGCCTCTCCCCAGCATCTGGACCCACAGTCCAGGAGACATGGTGGGTCGGAGGACCACAATGCAGTCGAGGGCAGGGAAGTCGAACCCTGTCGTGAGGATTCCATTGTTGACTAGGACCCGGAAGCGGCCTTCTTTGAAGGCTGCGATTCTAGCATCCCGATCCTTGTCTACCATCTTCGAGTGTATGCAGGTCGCGGAGACCCCCATATTGCACAGTTCCTCTGCGCAGTGTTCGGCGTGCTCAATTCCCGAGGCAAACACTAGCCAGTGTTCGCGCCCCGCTGCTAGCTGGAGTGCCTCGCGGAGAGCGGCGGCCGTTACTTCTCGACGGTCTACGGCAGTCTGAAGATCCTTCAGATTGTACTCGCCATGCTGGACAGTGACCGCGCTAACGTCCAACTCGTTACTGGTGGCGCGAGGGATCAGTGGTACTAGATACCCCTCGTCTAGGAACCAGTTGAAGGCGTCAAAGGTGGTCATGTCCACACATACGTCGGTGAACAGACCTCCGTCCTCAGTCAGGGGTCCCTGGCCCAGGCGATAATGTGTGGCTGTGAAGCCAATCACCTTGAGCCTTGGGTTTATGTTTCGAAGCTCGTCTAAGAAGGTCTGGTACATAGTCCCTTCCTTGGGAGAGACTAGGTGGCATTCGTCTACTATTACCAGGTCTATATGGCCGAACGAGAGAGCGACCTTGACGGCTGAGGCTATTCCGGCAAATGTGATTGGCGCGAACGTCTCGCGGCGCTTTAGTCCGGCGGAATACACTCCTGCCGGAGCCTCTGGCCATACGGCCAGGAGCGTGGCGAGGTTTTGCTGGATCAGTTCCTTGACGTGAGTCAGCTTGAGAATTCTCTGTCCGCGGTAGCGTCGGAAGATCTCGCGGATGAATAGGGCGATCTCGACCGACTTCCCTGTACCTGTGGGTTGAGCGACGACGGGGTTGCCTGTCTCCGTCTCGAAGTAGCGAAACAGCTGCTCGACAGTGTAAAGCTGGTAGTCGCGTGGAGTAATCATCTCATGGACGGGAGGAGCGAGTAGTGAGAGCAAGCTTCCCTCTGAGCCTCCTCGCTTAGCTCGCGGTCAGAGGGAGTCTTGGCGCCTACAGGAAGACCGCGAACACAGATCCAGCTTCCTTCTAGACCTAGGCGAGCATGCTCACAGGTCCGGCAAGACTTCTCGGGAACTACCTTGTCCCAGCATACTCCGTGGAGCGGGCACATCTTGCACTTCCACCAGGTTCGGTCTTCTTTGATTCTCGGAAGTGGATCCGATGCAAATATGATGTCCCAAGCTCTCTTTTGGAACGCCTCAAATATGGCTCGGTCGAAGGATACAACCTCGGCGTATATGGAATCGGTGTTCTTGTTGACAGCTAGGTACAGTGCTGATGGGAGCTTGGCAAGTCCCATGTAGGACTGCATTTGGACATAATGCTCAAACTTGGTATGTCTCACTCCCTCGCCAGTGAAGGCGACTGCTGTGGGATTGCGCCAGTGCTCGTCCCAGTTGTCACCGGCCATCTTGACGAAGGACTTATCCCCGTGGGTCTTGAACTCGCCGAGCAGAGCGGTATCAGGCATCTCATCGAGCCCGCGGAGGACACAATCCATGGATCCTCCGAAGTGGCCATTGACCGACGAGACACGGATCTGCTCGCCGTTGACATGCTGCCAGACCTCGAACCCCAGCATCTTCAGGAGCGCAATGAATCTCCCCTCCTCCAGATGACCGCGGTTGAACAGACGGAGAAGACGCCCTTCATGCTGTGGGATCGTGGCCCAACGAAAGTTGTACCAAATGAGGCGCGCGCAGTCGATTCCGATTACGGAGGCTCCTAAGTGGCGCCTCCTCGGGTCTTCTTGCGCGCGGTAGGCATCGGTACACTGAGGAAGGGTTTCCTTGGAATGCACGCGAAATGCTGCTCCCTGATCCCGCGTAAGAAGTTGGTCGAGGCGCTGGAGTGTATTGTATGGGATAGAGATTTGAGCTTGCATCTGACTCCATGGACTGTGAGCATGAGCTCGGCGATGCAGTCGAATCGCCGACGGATCAAGGGGTGATAGTGAAACGTGCTCAAGCGAGGCCCTACTAGCCACACTTCTTTCTTGGCGGCCAGAGCTATTCCCAGCTCAGTTTCTCTGCCCCCTCGCGAGGTTCGTCCGTCGTTCGTGAATAGGATCAGAACGTCCGCTCGCAATACGTCTAGAGTGTCCACCTCAGCAGCTAGGACGCGGTCGCGAACCCTCTTCTCCAGTGCGCGCTTTCCGACAGTGAGCCAGGTAGAGACAGACTCTAGCCCGTGTCGCTGAAGGAAGCGCGATAAGGTTCGGATGCGTTGTTGTTGCTCGAAGTTGGCAGCGTAGTAGACTCGTTTATTCATCGAACCGGCGGCGGGACTCGAACCCGCATCTCAACCCTACGTGGGAGCGTCCTTCCAGTTGAACTACGCCGGTCCCCTCACTTCGCTCCATATGGAGCAGGCTTAGGGCGCCTAGGCTAGCGTGCCCACGGAGGCGACTGGCCGGATCCCTGCGGAGGCGACTGCGGGGCCTGGGGGGGAGCTCCCCACGGCGGCGACTGCGGGGCCTGCGGTGGTGGAGCTGGCGGCATGAACCCGGGCTGGGTGAAATTCATGGGAGGGGCGCCCTGGCCGGCGACCATGGGGGGATGGGGTACGTATCCGGGAGGGGCGGCGGCGGAACCGAACCCCTGAGGTGGCGAGGCGCCCCACGGGGGAGCTCCGGACGGCGGCTGCGGAGGAATCGGGGGGCCCTGCGGTACGCCCGCCGTCGGCGGAATCGGCATGGTTGCAGTCTGCGCGCTCCCGCCGAAGCTCTCGTTGATCCCCTTCACCAGCGCGATGTCGTTCTGGTCCGAGTACTGCCCGGTCTTGTCCGTGCGCACCTTGACCTTGGCCTTGAGAGGGATCCCGTGGAGCTGCTCCGTCGCTTGGAACTGAATCACTCCCGTGGCGTGGCAGTAGGCAGACAACTTGCGCTGCCCGATTTCCGCGGCGACCGGGTTCGCGTTCTGCAGGTTGATCCGGTCAAACAGCTTCCTCCCGGCATACGCGCCGTCGATGACCTCCAGAGTCAACTCCAGGTAGTACCCGTCATTGCTCTTGGTGGGCTTGCCCTCGCTCGCGACGACGCGGCAGTTGTAGACTCCGGCCGGAATTGCTTCGAGCTCCTCGAAGGGCTTTATTTTGCTTGCGTCGAATTGGAATTGCATACTTAGCCTCCTATCTTTTGGATCACCTGTGACAGATTCATCGGTTCAAACTGGGCCAGAGATCCACTCCGGTCCTTAGCTACATACTGAAGGTCAGCCTGTGTCTGGAGATAGTGAAATTTGGTCCCATCTGGACCCCTTCCCACGCCAACGTGGAAGACCTCGTCGAATAGGTAGGGGAGCTGGGGCCCGAGCTTCTGCCCCGGCATCATTGGCTGGAAGCGCATGATTCCCGAGGCCTCGTCCTTAGCCCATTCTTCCTTGGCGCTCATGTAGACATGCTTGCCAGGCAGGTCGCGGAAGGCCCTAACCCACGGAAGCATCTGGTCGAGCATTTCCCCGTAGGCCTTGCGCGGGTCCTTATTCGAGGCCTTGAGTGTGGTCAGAAGAGTCTCCCCTATCTCAGTCACGGAATCGAGACTGACCGACACTATCTGGCGGGCCTCCTGACTGGTCGACAGCCAACGGTAGACCTCTGACAGCTCCGACAGAGTGTGGATCTCCGCGACTGCGATGTCAAACCTACGGAGCGAAAGCATCCCTGCCTCGGCTGAGAGTATGACCGATGGTTCGGGCATGGTCGCGCACAGGGAGGTCTTTCCTACCCCAGCGCCACCATACCCGAGGATCTTCACCCCGTTGGCGACGCTGGCTTGGCGGGTGGTTGTCCACCTAATCACTGCTGTGTCTCCGGCAACGAAGGGCGCGAATGTGGAGGCATAGGTCCGCATGATAGTGGCACAGTACCACCTTGTCACCGCACTGTGGGCACAGGTCAATGACAAACCCTTCATGTGGGCAGCCCGGCCCCATGCAGGGAATAAACTCGTCTAGCTTCAGTTCTTCCTTAGGCATCTTTCTTCTCCTTCGGCTCGCACCGAATCTCGATGGTTGGAGTGGAATAAGTAGAGGTGATAGCTTGGTCTAGTATCGCCCTCTGCTCCTCGGTCAGATGGCGATAGGCCGTGGTATCCAGCTCTATCTTGATTCGCGTGACCTCGTCAACGGACACGCCGGCCGCGGCGAGGGGTTTGGTCAACGTCGATAGAACCGCACTGTCGATGTTGCGCTTCACCTTGTGGGTGTACTTCAGATTCCATCCATTGCGGATAGGAATGCGATTGACCCCCTCCTTTAGCGAGATCCCAAACAACACTGCCCCCAGGGCGCGCCGGAGCTCTACTTCGCGCTCCACTATCTTCTTGGCTTTTTCGGCCTCTTCCTTAGCCCTGTACCATTCGTCCACTGCGGCTCTCTGTTCTGGTGTCATCTCATCTCCTTCGTCTTCCTCAGTATCGCCAGGGAGGGCACGCCCGCCGACGTAACTCCTCTCCTCGCATGGAATTGAGCATTCGGGCGGGCCCCCACTCTCTTTCTCCGTTAGGAGTAGTAGCTCCTCGAAGTGCCATGACCGCCTCATAGGCGGCCTGGACAGCCGACCCAGCATTGCCGCGAGCCAGTTGCTGGACGAAGGCTGCGGCCCATACCAATTTCTCGTTTGAAGTGAGCTCTGACATACCTCGACTGTACGCCACCAAGGCAACGAATTAACCCACTATTTTGGACCCAAAATAAGGGGTTGCGCGACGGGGGCAAACCGCCCTACAAATGATGTGCAATGAGCGCCGAGGTGAAAAGAGGATCCCTCCATGTTGAGACGCTGAAACTCCTTCGCCAGTCGCGGGACTCGCTTCTCGACATACACCTTGCCACCAGGCTACCCTTCTATTGGCTGAAGAGGTTCAAAGAAGATGGGATCCGCGACCCCTCAGTCAATAGAATCCAGATCCTGTACGAGCATCTAGCGCGGCTCCCTCTCATTGGTGGCCACACGTGGACTTCGACTCACACTAGCTAGGTGCACGCATGCGAAACAATATCCCCCTAGAACTCCGGGCACTGAGGCAGTGGGTTTGTGCTGGAGTCAATAAGGTCCCCGTGTCACCCCGCACGGGGCGCGCTGCCAGCGTGACCGACCCTTCCACGTGGGGCACATTCGACGAGGCATGCTCTACTGGTTCGCCCTTCGTGGGGTTCGTCCTCACAGCCTCAGATCCCTACACCATAATCGACCTGGATGACAAGGAAGCGCATCCAGCGACTCCCGAGCAGCTCGAGATTCATAGACGCATCCTAGACGCGATCCCGAGCTATACAGAGCGCTCGGCATCGGGGCGCGGGTATCACGTGGTCGTGCGAGGGACCCTCCCCTACGCGCTCCACCGTGATACAGTCGAGGCGTACTCTACCGGGAGGTACATGATTTGCACCGGCAACGTGGTGCGCTCAGCCCCCATAGTCGACGCCCAAACGGTGTTGGACATCCTAACCCGAGAGATGACCCCTTCTCAGCAAGTCGAGCTAGACGACGTCGGCGATACTCTGACTGATGAGGACGTGTTCGAGCTCGCAATCAACGCTTCCAATGGAGACAAATTTAATGCGCTATGCATCGGCGACTGGAAGACGATGGGGTACCCCAGCCAGTCAGAGGCAGACTTTGCCCTCCTATCCATATTCACGTTTTACACTCGAAGCAATGAACAGGTACGGCGTCTATTTCGGATGTCCGCGCTGGGACGACGGGAGAAAGCGACCGCGGACAATCGTTATCTCGACCGAGCACTTCGGAAAATTAGAGCTCGACAGCCCCAAGATGTGGACATCTCCGGTTTGCTGGAGAAGCCACAACCCCAGGGAGGTGCAGCTGGTGAACCGGGGGGCGGGGCTCCAGCTCGAGTTCTGGCCCCGCATTCTGAGGTATCGTTCGTTCCGCCGCTAGCCGAACTCTCGTTGGTCAACTCCGCCAAGCTAGTAGACCTCACTCTCCCGCCCGGGCTCGTCGGCGAGCTGGCGGCGTACATATACAGCTCCTCCATTCGCCCGGTCCCGGAGGTCGCACTGTGCGCCGCCATCGCCCTAATGAGCGGCGCGGCCGCGCGATGCTACAACGTGAGCGGCTCAGGGCTCAATCAGTATCTGGTACTCCTGGCGAAGACCGGTGCTGGGAAGGACGGGGCCGCGGCGGGCATCGACCGTCTCATGTCCGCAGTCAGGCGGCACGTTCCCATGGCCGACACCTTCATTGGCCCTGGAGTCTTCGCCTCGGGTCAGGCGTTGGTCAAGGTGTTGGACGAGCGCCAATGCTTCGTCTCGATCCTAGGGGAGTTTGGGTACACTCTGCGCCAGCTATGCGACCCAGACGCCAACAGTGCCCTGGTGATGCTCAAGAGGGTGCTGCTAGACCTATACTCCAAATCCGGGTGGACCAGTCTGCTCAGGTCGTCAGTCTACTCTGACAAAGAGAAGAACACGAAGATAGTCCAAGCCCCCAACGTGACCATCCTCGGCGAGTCCACCCCGGACGCGTTCTTCGAGGGGCTCAATGCTGGCCACATAGCGGAGGGTCTGATCCCGCGCTTCTCCGTGGTCGAATACACCGGCCCGCGCCCTCCACGCAACCCCAACGGCGGGGCCCCTCCATCTGAGGAGCTGACACGTCGCCTCGCCGAGCTCGTCGCGACCACTCTCACCATGGGGCAGAACAATCAGTGTGCGAGTGTTCCGTTGGAAGCTAGGGCCCAGTCGCTACTAGACGCCCTAGACGGGCGATGCGACCGTGCCATCAATGACGCCAAGTCCGACGTAGACGCTCAACTATGGAACCGAGCTCACCTGAAGGCGCTGAAGCTCGCGGCGCTGATAGCGGTGGGGGTCGAGCCCCACAACCCGGTTGTCACTGCTCCGATAGCGGCGTGGGCCATCTCCTTCATTGAGCGCGAGGTCAACGGGGTGCTGGCGCGATTCCAGACTGGCGACGTCGGCAGCGGGTCAGCGCACCACGACCTTGACGTCCAAAGGGCGCTAGAGGACTTCGCGGCCATGACCAATGTCCAGCGGCGGACTTACGATGTTCCTAAGGTTCTTATGAACCAAGCCAAGCTCGTTCCCTACACCTATCTCCGGAGACGACTGAGAGCGCTCAACTCCTTCACCAATGATAGGAGGGGAGCGATCCCCGCAATTAGGGCCGCAATCCAGGACGCAGTCGACTCAGGTCAGCTGGTCAAGCTGTCACCACTCCAGGTCAGGGAGATGGGGCTGACTGGCGAGCTCTATGCCAGAGGGAAATCCGAGTGACCGTGGGAAAGGGGGAAAAAGTGTCAATTCACACGGGTTCATCAACAATCTCGACTAGGTACATGGGGGGAAAGGGGGGAAGTGTAGAAAAGACAGAAGGGGAGGGGGAGACGAGGAATGGAGCGGTCTATAAGACTACTGACAGTCTATTATCATTTCCCCTTTCCCTTTTATTAGATAACTAATTGTAATCACATAAGAACCGAGGGGAGACAGGGGGGAAGGAATCGAGGGAAAGGGAAATCGACAGTATCAACCGAACGGAATCAACAGGAGGAACGGAACATGGGTTCAATGGCACGAAGCAAAGGTCAGAGAGGGGAACGAGAAATTGTGGCGCTCCTGCAGGCTGTGGTCAACGAGGTCTACACCGCATACAACAGGAAGGTCATCAGTACGACCGAGTCAGAGCTCGTCCAATACCGGACTCTTGAAGTCCCCTTGCTCCAACGAAACACGATCCAGTCCGACCGGGGCGGGTATGACATCGTCGGTCTGGACTGGCTCGCTCCTGAGGTCAAGCGGTGTGAGACCTATCAGCTATCCACGTGGTGGCAGCAGTGCAGGGCGCAGGCGAAGCCTCACCAGACTCCGGTTCTGTTCTATCGGCGGAACAATGTCCCTTGGCGCGTCCGCATGATTGGGAAGCTTCCTATAGCCCAGGGACGCGCCGTCCGCGTGGTCGTTGACATCGCCATCGGAGCGTTCATGCTGTATCTCCGAGAGCGACTAGTCGACGAGCTCAAGAAGGGAGTTGCCAATGGCATCCGATGAAGAGGTGGAGCGAGCACTGCAAGCCAAGCTGGAGAGGCTTCAATCTTTGGCTGATGAGTTGAAGGCGAGGGACGTGCCGTGTCTCACGATCCAGCAAACCAGGGAAGTAGCTCAGATCCACTCCGAGATGGAGGCTGTCAAGTCCGCTCCGTTATCGGAATTTTGCTCGAAGTGCGGGACTCACAATATCTCTGTTGTTGTGGGAGCGGGAATCTACTCGTATCGCTGTGAGCACTGTGGGCACCTGTGGATAGCGGAAGTAGTGAGTCCTGCGCATGTCCTCCGGAACTGGGATCCTCCTCCTAAGGAGCCAGATGAGGAAATTCGCTACTCGGTCTCTCGTGACCCCATTACCGGGGAACCAATCTACCGGCGTGATGTGCCTTCTCCTGCGATCCAGCAAACCAGGGAAGTAACGCTGCGCAGGCGAGTTGCCGAGCTGGAGAATCAGCTTAACTCCGCCAACGCCCAAGTGCTGGACTTCAAACAACAGGTGGAGCGTTATGCGGACGAGCTGAGCAAGGCACGTCGTCGCATATCGGTCCTAGCTTGGCGCCTTGATTCTAGAGGGCGGGTCAACGATGATTGAGCTCACCACGCTAGGAGAGATTGACCGCAGATGACAGTAGACCCCGCAATATGGGTAGGAGTGCTAGTGCTCATAGCCGTATTGCTAAGCCATCGAGAATCACGGAGAATGTGACCATGTACTATTGCAGTGATCCCAAACACGAAGGACAACCGAAGCGCGCAGAAAAGATCCTAACGTGCTCCGAATGTGGAAAGGCTTTTGGGCGATGCGAGGCGTGTTTGCTAGCTCGCCCGCGCGGGCTGAGGCTGTCCATGGCAGCGCACTGGAGTTCGGTGCATGCTAGGTTCGTTTCTTCGCGTCTTCCAAGAGAATAACAGGAGGAATCGACATGACAAAGGAAGCAATCCGAAAGAAGCTAGACGAGCTCCCTCGTTATCGCCCTGTAGTGGATGGTATAGGGCGCCCGACCATGAGCATGCATCTGGCGCAGTGGGACGTGGACTGCCTCGGCTGGCTCAATGTGGAAGCAGTGTACTCTCTGCTCGAAGGACTGGAGTCCCAAGAAAGGCCCAATTCAACATGCGCATAGTCAAGCCGTCCGTAGAACTGATCCACTGTACTCCCGATCCGGAACGGGTTATAGAGCGCTGCGGACGCGTATGCTACCAGTCGAGCCACAAGGTGACTGAAGACGGAGCGTCCGCCATTGACCTGATTGGGAAGCTCATTCATAGCGGACACGAGTCAGTGCTAGAGCATGCCAGCGCAGGCTTCTCCATCATCTCCGACCGCGGCGTGACTCACGAGCTGGTGAGGCATCGGATTGCATCATTCTCCCAGGAGAGCACGCGTTACTGTGACTACAGCAACGACCGCTTCGGAGGTGAGTTGCAGTTCATAGAACCGCCAGGTTTGACCGCAGAACCTTGTGAAGATGCCTTTTGCGGAGCGCCCTTGCCGAGCTTACACGAGTTATGGCTGAAAGGTATTGCAATGGCAGAGCAAACCTACAAGCGGCTTCGTCAAGAAGGTGTACCGCCTCAAATCGCTCGTTCGGTTCTCCCCAACAGTCTCAAGTCCGAGATCTGCATGACCGCCAACTTCCGAGAGTGGCGCCATTTCCTGCGTCTCCGCACTTCCCCCAAAGCGCATCCCCAGATGCGCGAGATTGCAGAGATGATCCGTGATAGGCTCGTTGTTATATCTCCGGCATGCTTTACGGAAGGAGTCTGACCATGAGTGAGGATCGCGAGATTGAACCCGGGAGCGCCATGGCTCATGCGACCGAGCTGGAGTCTACAATCGAGGAGCTAAAGGAGCGGCTTGACCGCCGCTTCGAGCAGCTCGAGAAGGTGCGTGATTACTTCGGCATTGGTCAAGTGGAATGGTATCAGTTCATGCTCGGCGGATGCGTGAGACTCCATAAGAGTCCGCTGGACAAGTTGGCTAAGGCTAGGGCCTTGAATGTGAGACTCGGCAGGAGAGTGGCAGAGCTCCTGCGCGAGTTGAAGGCCGCGCGGATAGCTCTCGCCGAAGCCGAATCCTCGGCAGTCTCACATGACGACCGTGCCGGGATGGAGATGCTGCCTGGTTTGGTCCACCTTTCTGAGGACGTGGGCGAGTCTGACGACGCGCGTCCCTACTAGGTGCCCAGAGTCCCTTGCCCTCCGCCCACGATTGGCGCATTGCTAGGTCAGCTGTAAACGCAACGCTGAAACCAAGAGGAGTTCAATGGGCCTAGTCGACCACAAGGAAATCGAAGCCATGGTTCTTGCGGGGGCGGCCGGGCTGTTGGGGTACTGCATGCGAACCATACAGAGTGGCAAGCGACTTCGCTTCCTCCAGGCAATTGTGGAGACGACCAGCGCTGGGCTCGCTGGCTACTTGGTCCATCATCTCTGCGAGGCGATGAAGATTGACCACCCTTGGTCGCCAATCGTTATAGGCATCTTCGGATGGATGGGAGCGTCTGGGTCGGTCGTTATCCTCCAGAAGTTTGTTCTCAAGCGTCTCGGAATTCGGGAGAAGCGCCATGGCCGCGGACGACGTTCCTCCGACGAATGAACCCCCGCCCTGGCTCAGGGTCGTAAGGGACCCGCCTCCGGAGAAGGAGTCTCATCCGAACCAGTATGCCAAGACGAGCGCCACCCAAAGAAAGCTCGCCAAGAGGCAGACCGCTCTCCGCCCCCATATGCAGCAACGGCGCGACCGATACATCGCGGCCCTGTTGCAGGGAGCGACCAGGACAGAGGCCGCATTGGCGGCGGGGGTTCCAAAGCGTAGCGCCGCCCGTCAGGGATGCGAGCTCTGGTGGGAGCCCTATGTTCAGGAGAAGTTCCGAGAACTGCGCGAGGCCCTGTCCGACGAGCAGCTCCTGACTCGGGCAGAGCTCGTGCTCAATGTCAAGGGGATCGCCTTCGATCCCAAGAACCGAGCGCTGGCGCGGGTGGCTGCCTCAAACCTGCTCGCCGAGATTATGGACTTCAAGTCCCCGGTCAAGGTCGACCAGCGATTCCTCGGCGGAGTCATGGTCGTCCACTCTACCGGATCCATGGATGACTGGGAGAAAGCTGCTCGCGAGGCTCAGAAACAGCTTCGTGCGGATGTAGCCAAATGAGGAGGACGTATGTCACTGAGCAAGGCACGAGTATGCTTCTCCGACGGATCAGTTGCTGTGTTCAACCGCGCGGAGCAGTTTGAGCACGGATGTGGACGGTTTGTAGTTCTTCACCTGCGAGGCCGTAACGGAGAGGCCAGGGAGATATCCTTCGATGAGAGCAGTGTGGTGAGTACTGAGCTCGTGAAGAACGCTACACAGATAGGATTTCGGTATGGATCCTAACAGGACTGACATTACGGTTGGGTGGCAGAAGAGAGTCGAGGAGCTCCGCCAGATCCTTCGAAACTGCGACCACAGCGGAAAGCGCCTCACAAACGACATCGGAGAGGAGTTCTGCGAGCGATGCGGGCTCAAGATGGAGAAGCCGTGCGAGGGGGTCAACGTGAAACAGGCACCCGATGATTTCCCGTACCGCAAGTTCCTGGCAGACGTTGCCGCAGAGGTCCGGAAAGACCCGACGTTGAGGCGGGCAGCGAACGGACTCCTTTGGGTAGACAGGAATCCAGAAAGGAAGCGGTAGCATGAGTACAATGCAAGAAGAGAGCTATCAAGAGTGTCCGCAGTCAATGGTGGTCATGGCGTCGGGACTGGTCGCTCCGAAGTCGACGGTGGAGGAAGCGGCTGAGCAGCGCCGCGCGATTGCGGCCGATGCCAAGCGTAGGCGCGTTCTTCTCGACCAGCTCCCGCGAAGGTCGCGGCGCCTGTACCATCATCGGATCAAGGCTGGCGACGACCACGAGCGTGCCCTTGCTCTGGCGGTACTGAAGTCGAGGCGCTAAAGAGTGCAGGCATCCGACCGGGTCATATGGGAGCCCCTCAAGGGATCTCAGGCACTGACAACCGCCTGCCGGTGTAACCACATACTGTCGGCCGGAACGAGGGGTCCCGGCAAGACGGATGCTCAACTCATGTTCTTCCGCCAATTCGTTGGTCTGGGGTATGGGGCGTTCTGGCGAGGGGTCATCTTCGACCGCGAGTACAAGATGCTGGATGACCTCGTCGCAAAGTCGATGAAGTGGTTCCCTCAATTCGGTGACGGTGCGGAATTCAAGGCCAGCAAGTCGGACTATAAGTGGGTCTGGCCGACTGGAGAGGAGCTCCTGTTTCGGTCCATCAAGAAGGGAACCGACTATTGGAACTACCACGGTCACGAGTTCCCCTTCATCGGATGGAATGAGCTTACGAAGTACCCGACGAGCGAGCTCTATGACTCCATGATGGCGTGCAATCGGAGTTCCTTCCTCCCGCACGTAAACGGCCCGCGGAACCGCAAGACCGGACAGATTGAGCGTCTTCTCCCAGAGATTCCTCTGGTCGTGTTTAGCACCACGAACCCCTACGGCCCCGGACACAATTGGGTTAAGTCTCAATTCATCGATGCCGGGGACCCGGGCGAAGTCATGCGGACGACCGTGGACGTGTTCAATCCACGGACTAGACAGCGCGAGCCGATAACGAAGACACAGACCTGGATCTTCGGATCGTATAAAGAGAACTGGTACTTGAGCCCCGAATACATAATGGAGCTCGAGAAGATTAAGGACCCCGTCAAGCGCAAGGCATGGTTGATGGGGGATTGGAACATCGTCGTCGGCGGAGCTTTCGACGACGTGTGGTCATCTCGCATCATCATCCCGCGCTTTCAGGTTCCGACTTGCTGGCCAGCTACCCGGTCACTTGACTGGGGGTCCACGCATCCGTTCTCGGTCGGGTTCTGGGTCCGTGCTAATGGCGAGGCAGCGACGATGCCCAACGGGGATCTATTCTGTCCTCCGGCAGGTACACTTATCCGCATCGACGAGTGGTATGGAACCGAGAAGATTGGGACCAATAAGGGTCTCAAGATGAGTGCCAAGCTAGTCGCGGCCGGGATCAAGGAACGAGAAGAGGCTCTGCGGCGCAACGGGTGGCTGTCGGATCGAGTGTATCCAGGACCTGCTGACAATCAGATTGGCACTGTCAACGATTCAGGGACCGAGACTATCAAGGCTCGCATGGCAGCCGATGGAATTGAGTGGGACGACTGCGACAAGTCTCCGGGGTCGCGCAAGCTGGGGTTCCAGGCTGCTCGGGACCGCTTCGAGGCGGTAGGGACTGGCGACGCTCCCGCCTGCTACATCACCGAGAACTGTAAGGCTGCCCGAGCACTGTTGCCTACCCTGCCCAGGGATGAGGAGAATCCTGACGACATCGACACAGATGCCGAGGACCACTTGTGGGACGAGATGCGTTTGGAGTTACTACACGGAGGCAACGTCATGGCGACGACGCTTGACCTCCACTTCCCGTCATAAGGGGGAACGATGACCACACCGAATGTTGCGTATATCCGGCCCGAGGTTGAGGAGATGCTCCCTCAGTGGGATCTTATCCGCGATGCAATCGCTGGCGAGGTTGCAGTCAAGGCCAAGACCGACACCTATCTCCCACGACCGAATGCCGCCGACCGGTCAGAGGAGAATCAAGCTCGGTACGATAGCTATATCCTCCGGGCCAATTTCTACAACGTGACTGGGAGGACGCACCAGGGTCTGGTGGGACAGTGCTTTCAAAAGGACCCAGTTCTCGAGCTTCCCTCGAACCTGAAGATCCTGGAGAAGGACATCGATGGAAGCGGCGTGACCCTTCTCCAGCAAGCAAAGCGCGCCGTCGGGAACGTCCTTGATTACGGGCGCTCGGGATTGCTGGCGGACTACCCATCTGTCGGGGAGAGGGCTGCGAGCATTGCGGATCTTCGCGCGGGGCTCATTCGACCCACGGTTGTCCTATACGATCCGTGGGACATCATCAACTGGCGCACGACCGCGGTCGGCGGGAATCAGCTGCTCA